ATCCATTTCAAGTAGTACTTGAATAAACTGAAGCAGTGCTAAGTTTGAAAAATGCCCGCCGCGAAGATCGTCATCAAACGTGATTTTAGTGTCAGTGACACCGTTAAGGGCTTGCTCCAAGAGCGTTACAAAGATGTGACGTTTGTTTTGGAAGGGCATGGAGACCATGACCATCCAATAGGAGCGCTAGAGAGAGCAGTTAGTGAAGAAAAACTGTATCGTTGGGCTACTCATGATTTCAAAGATTATGAGTTAGCCATTTGTGACATTGGTGGTAATGCAAACCGCCATGCTGCAGCGGGTCGCATGAACGTTCATTCGTGTAACCCGGTTCTCGATGGGTCGGATGTGATTCGACGCCTCCCGGAGACGTACTTAGATGGGGCCAATTATTGTGATAAGAAATCACTCAATTGTGTTGCTCCTGTCCCTGACGTTTATATGGCAGTGCATTCGTTGTACTACCTAACCCCCGAAGAGGTTTTGGAACACGTCTATCGCTCGAATGCCAAGCGTCTGTACGCTGTAGTGCATGAATTTCGCCAGTTGTATGGGCACTTTCATGGCGCAGATAAGTCGTACGAGTCGAAGTTCGAGTGTTATCCGAAGGGTGATAGTGTCTGGGTGTCAATGAGTGTGAAGGGCAATTCGGTGCCATACACGCATGACGCCTGTTTTTGGTTGGCGTCGGGCTATTTTGAAGCTCGTGGTCGTGCGATGGCTTGGACTGGTAAACGAGTTGGAGACTCGTGGATGTACAAGTTCGCACCGGCACCAACCGGATTGACGAAGGAACGGGTCAAGACAATGGGTTTGGTAGAATCTCTCAGCCAGGCTCACCATTATGGGGAAGTTGACGGTATTCTTGGATACGGTGATCAAGATAACTTTCGCCCCGTGATGGAGTTTTTGAGCATTGCCACTTGTAAGATTTCAAGTGTTTGCGGTGTGACCATCATTCGTGACACTGGGGGCAAACAAGTCCTCATCCCCAAGGATCTGGTTCATACGGTGGCGAACAAGTTCATTGGTTACGCGCGTGACAAGCACCTTTTGAAGGCTGTCATCGCAGAATTTCGCAGTCAGGTGCGAAAGATGAATTTGCCCCCAGCGGTTGCAACGGATACGATAGTGTACGGGAGCGCATTAGCATTCATTGTCTCGATTGACGGTGAAATTGCCGCGTTTAGTGCATTGTTGCAACCTAGATGGATGCGTGCCTACGAGAAATTGACGCAAATCATGCAGTTGGACATCGAAGTGTTCTTGTGTTGTAGCAAGACAGAACTTCCAAACCTGACGGTCCAATCCTACAACGAAACGCGTGCGAGCGTGCCAAGCGCCATGTTTGATGCCAAACTGGCTTGGCCAAAAGGGCTCAATGGAGTGGAATGTGATCGTCCACTCGTGCCACGCAGGGCGGGGTCTCAAATCAAGTTCGCTTCCCGGGACAAGATAGAAGACAAGCCGCAGTTTTATTCGAATGCAGTTACATTTTCGAACTACATTCCCCTCGTGCCGTATGCCTCGTTGAATAATGAGGTTATATCGGTTTGCAACCGAGCGATTATGCAAGTGCCGAAACCAGTGGAATTGGTGGCGCTTCGTTGCTTGGACGGGGGTACAGCAACTGCCGTCGACTTTCTGATGAAAGCCGTTAAGCGGTGGTTGCCTAAATTCACTAACAATCAAGCGATGACGATGGAACTCATTAACGCCAAATTTCAGGTGTGGAATGCTCGTTTCCCGAAGGCCAGAGCCAAATTGCAAGCACAAACCTACCTCCGAGTGAGGGAACGTGGTTACCTGACGGAACAGGACCATGTTTTTGACGGTTTTGTCAAACGCGAGTTGACTATGAAGGGTGGTCCCGAACCAGAAGACTTTGATCCGCGATGGATCCAAAGTCCTTCGACTGCATCCAATGTGGTGTCTGGTCCATTCTTCTATCAGTTCAGCAAGCGACTGCAGGAAGTTTGGAGCCCAACAGCCAGGATTACGTATGCAGCCGGCATGACAGCGGAAGAGCTGGGTGCCTGGCGGGCTCAATTTGGAGACGAGGAAGTTCTGATTATCGTCAAGGATCAGAAACGCTATGATGCGCATGCCGAGAAACGCGCTTATGATACGAAGATGGCTTTTTACGAAGCTGCCGGGATTGATGAGTGGCCACTGGCGCGAGAGTCGTATGAGGGTCAGAAAACGAAGAGGGGCTATTCGTCGAAAGGAGTTAGATGGAAAGTCAAGTACACGGTAGGTTCAGGGCAACCCGACACGTCGTGTGGAAATTCTTTGTGGAATGGTCTTAATGTTGAGGCCTTTCTGGAGTGCATGGAGGTGCTCAAGAAAGCCAAAACTCTCGTTATGGGCGATGACGCGATCATCGTTCTGCGTGTCGCTGGTATCAGTCAGGAGATCATTGACCAAATGTTGACTGACATCAAGGCGTATGATCTGTCCATGGGTTATGAGGCTACGGCCACAATTACGACCCATTGGTATGAAGCAGAATTCTGTTCTTCTTTGTTTTGGCCTGTTGAGGGTGGCTTTGTTCTGGGACCGAAACCTGGACGCCTGCTGCCTAAGATGGGTTGGAACTTGAAGGAGTTGAAGCCGCCACAAGTTAAGGGCATGTTGCTAGGCATGAAGATTCAGTGCGGATTTGTTCCAGTGCTGAGGAAATATGTTAAACATTGTCTGGGTGCTATGGGTAAAGTCAAGGCAGAGGTCTATGATGATCCCCGCAGCATCTACAAGAGCTTGGTGGTGAGTCAACATGTGGCGAATTCAGCAACAGATCAGTTCTTTTTCGATCGCTATAAACAACGAGTGAAGGACATAGAAAGTTCCTTTCAAGACGCAATCCAAGGCGCGTGTATCACTGCGTGCATTGATTGGCGTGACATCAGCTATTTGCTAGATGTCGACTTGTAGTTTCTCTCTCTCGGTGGATAAAAACCCTTCCACCGTAACTTAAGGGTAGCTTGCATAGTAAAAAACAAAAATGGTTAAAAAGAAAGTTTCAATCAGGATCGTTCCGCAGAAGAAGTCTGCGAAGCGCGTCAAGAAGAAATCCAACACACAAATTGGTGCAATTGGCCAAGCGCTGCGAGCGCTTGGAGGTATTGGAGGCTCAGCCGCTGGTGCACTGTTTGGTGCGCCTGTGCTGGGGGGAACAGTTGGGACAGGGTTAGCAGCCTCGCTCTCACGATGGTTAGGAACCGGGGACTATTCAGTTTCCAGTAACTCTTTGGTTGCTAAAGCAGCCTCAGGAACTATCCCCTCGATGCATCGAGAGGGGCAATCCATCATCGTTAGACACAAGGAGTTCATCACCGAAGTCCGTGGAGCGGTCAATTTTACAGTGCGGAAAGAGTTGTTAATCAATCCCGGCTTACCAACCACGTTTCCGTGGTTGTCCGGGATCGCATCACAATATTCCGAGTACAAGATCAGGGGTATGGTATATCACTACGTTCCGACCAGTGGAACGGCAGTGTCCAGCACCAATCCTGCACTCGGTAGTGTGATGTTACAAACATCCTATCGCGCATCTGAAGATGTTGCAACCAGCAAGATTGAAATGTTGAACGAGTACTGGAGTAGCGAGTCAGTACCATCCCAGGAGTTTTGTCATCCCATTGAGTGTGACCCGAAGGAAAATCCGTTTAACATACAGTATATCCGCACAGGTTATCTGCCAGCCACCGAGAACCAACTTATGTACGACCTTGGTCGTACCACAGTTGCGGTTACCGGGCAACAGGTAGACGACAAAGTCCTTGG